AGCGTTCTAGCATGGCTCTTGTATAATATTGGTAAGCCGATAGCGGCTTAACAACATTAGTTAGTTCTGTTTTTGTGTTTGCGTTCAATTCTGCTAGTGATGTCATGTTTGTTAATTTCTATAGTTTTTAACTTAAAAAATATATCAATTTTATTATATGCAGCGCATTCCTCCAGATATATCAGATATTATTAAAAATAATGATATCGAAAAAGTTGTGTTTAAAGATGAGGAATTTGTATTAGTTATAGATCCATATCAAACAGAAGACTCAGTGCACTATTGTGCATGGTCAGTTAAACAGAAAAGAGACTTATTGGATTTAACCAGTAAAGATATTCCTCTTTTGGAGAGATTAATTGAGAAAACATTCGACCAACTAGGAATGGACAATGAAAATTATAAAGTATTTATACATTTTCCACCTAGTTGGTGGCATCTCCATATTCATTTTATCTCAAATAATCACCGTTTACGTTCGCCATCTGAAGATGTTTATTATTTAAAAGATATTATCAAAAATTTAAAGGAAAATAACAATTATTATAGGGAAAGAGTTACTATTAAATAATCTTTTTTAACGGATTATTTAATACTCGGGTTTATGGCGCTTGAAAATGCATCCATGGATGCTCAATCCCGGCACCTCGGTCAACTTAGCTGGACTTTGAACAGTACAGTTGGACAACCATACCTTGACAATGCAAAATGCCCGCTTTGGAGAGATTGTTATACCATTAATATTGCTTAGCATTTTATGGTTATTTGACAAGGTTTCGCCTACAAGAACATAACTCAAATTTTTCCATGTGGAAAATACGGACTTGTTGGCAACTTTAAATGAGAAGCATCCGCCTTGTCTATTTTTCGGATCCTCCCATGTTGGACTAATACCTTCGCGCATCAGGAAAAGCATGCAGTTTTTAACCAACTTTTCTGGAACAATGCGGTACAAGGAGCAGGTTTCCTCAACCGTAGTCAATGTCATAATCTTTTTGTAACTTTTAATAGACCAATCTGTATCATGTGGTAAATGGGCCCAGAGAACCCATTTATCATACAATGGATTCGTGGCTGCAATTTCTGTTTCATTTGCGGTGGCGCTAGATGACATGCTGGTACTTCCTGTGTCCATTATGTTTATTTATAGTAATCAATTTTTTATATCTTTTTTTTATTATTATTCTTCCTCGGCTCCCTCATATACATCCTCCTCAACGAGCTTTATTGTATATTCGTTATCTTTCAATTCAATAAGCTGTTCCGGACCAATTTGCAATAAATTTACATCTTTATCAAAGATATGTAGTTCATAATTAGGATCCAATGCCCGATTGTAAAAACGCGCCAGATACCACTCAAGAAACTGTTTGTCAAGTATCGTATTACCGTTCATATAAAACCCCTTCAGATTACCATGAATATCCAATGTTTCGCCGCCAAATTTATATTCTACCTGTACAAAGGGATCTGTCTTGAGGAGCTCAATCTCCGTAATCTCCCTCTTGCTCCAATCTTCCAGTTCATTCTTTTTAATTCTCTTGAAACACATCAAGTCATTGTGCTTCAACTTCTCAAATATGATAGTCGGGTCGATCTTATCCATTACTTTTATTAAAGCTTCGTCATTATTGTCTGAAATATAGTTATTTCCAGATTTGGCATCATAAAACACAAGTGTTCTCTTTGCTTCTTCCTCCTCCTCTGAACTCATATCTGATTCATAGCCGCTATCTCCATCCTCTTTTTTTGCAAAATAGCCAGAAATATTATCACGCCAATCCTGCGCTGTTACACACGCTTTGCTAAAATTCCAAGATAAACTCAGTGCAGTGCGTTTTGCACCATCGGGATCCATTACATACAAAAATCCGCAAACGCCTGCAAAAGTGGTAAAAGGTAACACGAAATAATAATATAGCTCCTCAAGCATAATACTTATAGATATATATTATTATTTAAATACTTTTTCTATTGATGCAAAGGATCCTTATTGAGATCCGTCCGGTCATGAACCATATCATCTAGAACTTGTTTTTGCCCCCGCGATATTTCATGCGTTTTATCATAAGTTGGTACAAAACCCCTTCCACGACTCTCCTTGTATTTCCGGCGCCTATCAAATTCATCGGTATCTAGGTATTTTGGTCTACCGTGGTGCCGATGGTGGCGATCGTGGTGATGGCGATGATGTCTGCGATGATGAACATTTCTATCTACCGTAATCCTAGGACGTCTTCCGGTAAGCGGATCTAGACCAAACATTAGCAATAACATTGTTACTATAACCGTCATAAGAATAAACGGAATAAATACGATAATCCATGATATTATCCCTAAACCCTTATTGCATAAAAAGTTAAGCAAAATGGTGAATATTAATGCCACCCATAACTTAATAAAAGCTATATTGTACATACCCTTGAAGGTATCTATAACAATTTGGGTTACTGAGAATACCAAATAAATCAATGCAGGTGAACATATTTGTTGTAAGACCATCTTATACTATATTACGAAAAAAAGGCATGACCATCTTCGAAATGTCCAGCCTCATCTCCAACTTCGCCATCGCTATCCCGTTTAAAAATAGTACCATTTTGCCTATCATTGGTATAATATATAGTGCCATCAATGGTAATTTCATCCACATCTAATCCTTCTTCTTCATCCTCTTCCTCCTTATCAGGCGCCTCCTCCCCTGATGCCGTTTTACTATCGGCTAGATCTCTCGCCGCCTCAGCAGAAAGTTGCCCGTCTGGTACCTCTCCGCCCTCAGCTTCCTCTTCATCCTCCTCTTCCTCTTCATCCTCCTCTTCTTCGTCCTCTTCCTCATCCTCATCCTCTTCCTCATCTTCTTCCTCATCCTCATCTTCTTCCTCATCCTCATCATCTTCATCTTCTTCATCATCCTCTTCATCGCTCTCCTCCTCTTCATCATCATCGTTATCAAGAAAGCTGTAGGGATTATTAGATCCAAGACATGGTTTAGTAGGCAATGAGCATGCACTGCCTGTCCAAGACCAAGCAGGTAAATTGCATGCAGGCTTCGTATAATCATTCCTTAGCGAAGTGCAACCTCGGGTCCGCTCTGCTTCTAATCTATTTACTTCATCGGAAACTAAACTAGAAATCTCATCATAACTTACTTTGGAATCGTTATCTAATAATTCATTTGTTTGCAATGTAACCTTTTTAGTTTCGCGATACTTTTTTAATTCGTTTCGTAATCTAGCAATTTCGCCATCCTTTTCAACAACCTGACGCTGAAGTTCTTTCACCATAGGCAGTTCACTTAATACCTCCATAGTTTTTACACCGATTTTATTATCTGTATTAATTTTTTGTTCAAATTGTTGTAGGCGCTTATTTAGTAAGATTGAAAAGTCACTAACTATCACATCCACGTTTAGACCCTCATGATTTTTGCCTAAATTCATATAGTTAATATAATTAATTATCGTTTAATACATTTAAAAAAGCTATTAAGATATTATATAAATGACAGAAATGGTAGATGCCAGCAACAATGATGCTAGTTCTAATAATTTAAGTGAGTGGACGGATGAACATAAGAAAGTTATTCATATGGTATGCAAAAAGACCGGATTAAATCCAAAACAGGCATACGACGGTTTAATGCAATACAAGGGTGATTATAAGAAAGTAATCGCTATTGCTGACATGTATAACACTGTACAAATTGTGATGCGACAGACCAATTATGAAGAAAAAGATGCATTTGAGAAGCTCAGCGAATCCAATTGGGATCCAGTAAAGGTAATACGAGATTATATGCATATTACCTCTCAAGAGAAAGACGACGATGAGGATACAAAGACCGTAAATCAAGCCATATTCAAAGAAATCCGCGACTTTATGGATACAGCAATGCAGGGATATAATGAACGGAAAGAACACGCAGAACGACTACAGACATTGCAGGCGTTATACAAAAAAATGCCTAAAAATTAAAGTTTGATGCTAACATACTCTTTTTTGAACTACTTTTCGTAGATCTTTTAAGCCGAAGAGTTGATTTATTGTTTTGATCTGTTAATAGATCACTATAAATATTAGGCGTGTCATTATTTTCCTCATATAGATCGGGTAATACCTTAGTTAATGGTTTTTCAACAATTAGTAATAACTGCTGATTGTTTAATAACTTCCGGTATTCTTGTATGGTTAAATTACCATAGTATTTCTCAAGTGTATAATAAGGACACGGCGCCGGCTTAATATTGGTGGTATAGTTATAAATTCCAGAATAGATATGATTTAATAATGCATATCTCTCCCAAAGCGTGGAGGTATCGATAGATTCCTTCTTTAAATGGGCGACTGCGCATTCTGGACTACAAAAACAACCATACACTTCAATGACCCCCTTTCTCTCTTGTCTAGGAATAAAAATAGGCGGATTATCAAATGGATATGTACACCAAAAGCAATTAGATCGCTTTCCGGATACATCGTTTGTGTGGAGCTGCTTTCTTAAAATTTTTATCTTTTCCCAAGTATCTTTCTGTTCAATATTATCGTTATTCTTTAGTTTAATCTCATTAAAAATTGTTGTATTCTGAATATTCTGAAGATCTAAAAACTCGGGAGCATCATTCAACGAGCCAGTTGAAAGCTGATTCGTCGTACATTTCAAATGTAAAATGATATTCGGTTTTTTGATAATCTTATTGACATCGTCGTTTGGTTTCACCTGTAGTATTTTCCCTCCTTTAGGTTTTCGTCCGCGTTTTTTTGGCGGACCCTTCGGCTTCTTTGCTTTCTTTGCCTTCGTAGATAGTTTTGCGTTTTTTGCATTATCTTTACTTAACGTCTCCGTTTTTTTAGCCCTAGGTTTTCTACCCTTCTTTTTTGCTGCAGCGACCATATTCGTTTATACCATTAACATGGGGCATGGATTTAAATACTTTTCATATATTCTCTGAATTATGACATTTCCTACAGACAGGAATATACATTCCTTCGCCCCCTATAATTGTTTGCATTTTATCCGAAGTGAGTCGCTTGGTAAATGAAGCGGATGCGCCACATTTTGAGCATTTGGCATATAATTTCTCATAAGTTGTTGCCAGAGGAATTAATCTTAGCATTTGTCCAAATTCTTTCATCTCAAAGTCGCTATCCAACCCTCCGACATAAACCGTTTTCTGATGAGAATTTACTAAAAGGCGGACGACATCAAATAAATCGGGAAAGAATTGCCCCTCATTTATTAGATATACATCAACATTTTTCAACAATTCGGGATCCTTGTCAAAAACATCGTATATCTTTTCTACTTTTACGCAGGGAATCATTACTTTGTCATGACTGGACATTTTTTCGGGATGATATCTTATGTCGCCTGCATAATTTATTACACAGACGCTCTTACCTTCTTCTTCGCACTGTTTATAAATTTCAATCAACCTGGAAGTCTTTCCAGAATACATACAACCCATAAATAATCCTAGGTGACCTACCATTGTTGTGTTTGCCTCAATATCCATATAATATGATATTTCAATTTATATTTTTATATAAAAATATAAATCTATTAAGTATCAGATGGAAAGTAGCCCTTGGGTAGAAAAATATCGTCCAACAGAATTTGACGACATTGTACTAGACAAGACCAACAAGCAAATATTATCAAATGTTATTAAAAAAAATTATTTTCCAAATCTTTTATTCTATGGTCCACCGGGAACCGGTAAAACAACGACAATTATCAATCTTATAAATTTATATCAAGAGACTTATAACCAGAAAAATAAAGGGTTTATGATACATTTAAATGCGAGCGATGATAGAGGTATTGATATTATTAGGAATCAAATAAATCAATTTGTAAATACAAAAACCTTATTTGGAAATGGAATGAAATTTGTTATATTAGATGAGGTGGATTATATGACCAAGAATGCTCAACAGGCACTTAGGTATCTGATACAGCAATATTCTGTAAATGTCCGTTTTTGTCTGATATGTAATTATATTAGTCGTATTGACAATGCCTTGCAAAATGAATTTGTGCGTTTGCGATTTTGTCAACTTCCTAGTGAAAAAATTTATGAATTCCTTAATAAAATACAATCAGAAGAGAAGCTTAATTTAAATAAAGATACTTTGCTGGCAATACAGCATGTTTTTAAGTCTGATATCAGAAGCATGATAAATTTCTTACAGTCTAATCACACGCCTAGTAATAAATTAATAAAATCCAATATAATATCAAATAGTTTATGGGAAGATTTAATTCAAAAAATTAAATCCACAAAAAAACAAGATATTGCCCCTGTTATTAAATATATTGAAGAGAGGAGCTCACAATATAATATCGAACTTAGAGTATTTATTAAAAAATTCATTTATTATTTATTGTGTAATAAAGATTACACGCTTGATGAGGAGTGGTTATGTCTTTTTAAATATATAATTCATCATGATACGGCAGATGAATTTTTCTTACTTACTTATTTGCTGCGCCGCTTAGAAGAACTATATAAGGTGTTGTAATAAATTCTCATACGCTTTTCCAGTTTTGAAATAAACATGTTTGGTGAAGGAGACTGTGGATTAAATTTGTTTCGCTTTAAACAATATTCTTTTAAAATATCATCCATGATATTGGTTCTCTGAACCTTTCTAATTCTGTTGTTTACATGCGTGGTAGGTGAATCACGATGAGTTTCCATATTTAATAGCTCTAGAAAATAAATTGAAAAAAAAAGAACCACTTAAAGAACCGACAATAATAATTCACATTATAGATGCAATCAGTAGACTCAGCATGGGAAAGTTTTCTTGAGACCGGAGGCAAAAAGAATGTAAAGGTCAAGGCAGCGATAACAGATAAAAATGGAGATAAATTTATTCCTAAATGTACGGATATTTATATCTCTACACAAACAAAGATTGCCTACCTTAATCAATCCATTGATTTATCAGATGTATTTTGGAAGCTGAATGTTGTCCCGTATCAAAGTCAGGTAGAAGGTGTAATTAAAAAACAAATGAAGGTAAATTGTATAAGCAAGGAGGAAGTTGCAAAGGTAGATGAAAAAATAAAAGCAGAAACTGGTGTTGTAATTATTGATACGATCTCTAAGATAGATAATCCTAATGCTCGTAAAGTCAAATTCAAGGATGTGCGTAAAATTAATGTTGGTCTTTGTAAAAAGGATTTGACTAGTTACAGGACCAAGCGCAAGGGTGCATTCTATAACTGTTTTGTAGTTATTCTCCGAATCAAGAATACCGATGACAAGTATAAAGAAGCTCACGTAAAGGTGTTTAATACGGGAAAACTAGAGATACCTGGCATTCAGACGTCGGTATTCTTGTATCAAGTTCTAGATACATTGATTCGGATAATGAAGCCTTTCGTTGATAAATCACTAGAATACAATAAGAAAGACATTGAAACTGTCCTGATAAATTCTAACTTTTCCTGCAATTACTTTATTGATCGAGATAAATTAGCTGAAATATTGAAATACAATTATCACATTCATGTTGTATATGACCCGTGTTCATATCCAGGTATTCAGTGCAAATTCTATTACAATGAGGACAATACAGCTAACAATGGAATTTGTAGCTGTGAAAAAAAATGCAGCAAGAAAGGGTGTGGTAAGGGAGAAAATCAGTGTCTTGAAATTTCGTTCATGATTTTCCGAACAGGTAGCGTTCTTATCGTGGGACATTGCGACGAAACTATACTTGAAAAAATATACTTATATGTTAAAAATATTCTACTAACCGAATTTGAAAAAATAGCAATTCCTGGCGAACGAAAAATAAAGCCAAAAAATAAAAAGGTCTGGAAAAAAACCATTATGATTACAAATTAATTATACAACCAGTTAATAAATCTAAGCGACGTTAGTGAATTCAAGTGTTTATCACAATCATTTCTATACAATTTTTCGTGAATTCTATCCAATGTTATATCCTTTTTACGATGTTTCTTCACAAAGCTATTACATAGTTCACTGTATTTCATGCTATTATCAACAAATTCTTTAATAATGCCTACAAAAAATAAAATGTTTTTACTTTCCTTCGTATTTTTAACAATATTTTTGGTTTTAGTATTTAATTTATTACAAATACTAATAGCCTGCTCAGTGGCATAGTTAATATTTGCCTCTCTTTTTTCGATATTATCTTTGGTAAGGTATATAATATTTATTATTATCTCTCCAAAAATATCTATATTGGTACTAATAAGATCAAGAAACTGCCTTTCAACCTTTTCTAATGTATACTTCTTGCGATATTCGTTATCAATCTCAAATATTGTTTTTTTATACACAAATAAAGTTGCATCTTTTGAATTTAATTGCAAATAAGTATGACTATCTTCGCCTATTTGTCCCATAAACTCAATATAATAACAAAAAGCCTTTTTACAATGGAAAATTGCAACTTCGGCATTTTTGGTGTAAAGATAAATCATCTTAAAACAATGTTTCAATGTCTCTAAACCACGTTGTATTACAAATATATAGTATTTTGTATTATGAATATGAATATTTTCAATTGCACACGATAAAAATTCAGAAATCATAGCTGTATATGACGTGAAAATATGTCTAGCTTCAGTATAATCAAAAACCTTCTTAAATAATTGCGAATCCGTTATATCAAGCATTTTATCCATTTTATAAATATAATACTTTATTTTTAAGCAAATAAGTATTTAAAGCTTTTTTGAACAGTTTGTTTATAATGGCTGAGACGCAACAAGAGACAAGCACCAAAAACTATCGTTTGCCCGGTGATCAAACAATGAAGCATTTAGCTAAGTTAGGTATCGCGGAAGATAAACCCATTATGTATGACTACTGGGCTGATTCATGCGACAAGAAAGTTCTTATAGGCGTCAGAGATAATGATGAGAAGCTGCTCGTTAAAAGCGAGGATGAATATACTAGTCCTATTGTTAAGATCTACAAAGTTGAAGGCGAGTATCTTATTATTACAGAAAACTCAATCTACGTGGTGAGCGCCGATATTGCAACGCGCAAAATTTCGTAGATTTATCTGCGGAAGGTTTTGTAATAATATATTGAACAAATATATTATGACAATGAACATAGCACGTCATGCAACGTGGGGGGATTGGATAGAGCAGAGAAAACTAGATTTTACCGTGTATAATAGAAGGATTTACATTAAAAATATTAAAAAAGCTACTCGTTCGGGATGTAGAGAGAAACCCATACTAAATGAATTCATAGCAACAGCAATTGATTCAATGCACAAGCATGCAAATAGGGTACATTTAGAAATCAATGAGCTACAAACACTGGGAAATATAAAATATAATGAGGAACAGCAGGCAGCTGGTGCAAAAATAGTAAAGAATATTAAAATATATCTCATTAACTCCCGGCTATCCAGAAAAATTATGAATTTTCATATTCTTTATCAAAGTTTTATTTACAGCTATACACCAATAAGTGTTTTTGATGTCGTTCCATCATTTGATATTACAGCGCCCAGGACACCAACTATGCAAGCACAGATTGATGACGCAATGAAAAGAAGTAATAAAATTTACATGAAAAAACACGCACAAGAATTAAAAGCGCGGTTAGAATTTGAGGAAAGAGAAGGAAAAAAAAGAGCAGTATGGGGAAAAAGTCGCGCCGCGCTACGAAGAACATCATTTGGAATTAACCACCGTCCAACTATTCAACCCTTTCCTGCAGGCGTCACGTGGAATGGCGTTCCTACTCCGGTACCTGTTGCTCCTGTCCCTATGCCAAACCCTGCCCCCCAGTGGCGCCCCGACATTACAGCTACCTGTCCGGCATTAATAAATTCTCCCAAACGAAGTATATGTTGTTTGAATGAAGAATTAGATTCTATTGAAAAAAATGGCAAAATAACATTTTCTGCACACAAAGTTTCATATATGAATGTTTATGATGAATTACGAGAAATTTATCATAACGATAATGAATATTTTTCATCCGCAATGGATATACTTGCTAGTTATGTGAAGGGGCAAAAAATTATTTATATGGAAGCCGAAAGTTATTGTCAAGGTAGGTTAAATTGTTTGATGTTTCCCTCTATATTCGCCTCCGCAACTGCTTCCGTTTTATCCGCAAGTCTCGAAAGTAATGCATGGGGTGCCACTATGTTATCTTCTATCAATGCCGGCATTTCGTTTCTCTTAGCCGTAATTAGTTATTTGAAATTAGATGCTCAAAGTGAAGCTCATAAAATTTCCGCACATCAGTATGATAAATTACAATCAATATGTGAGTTCTCATCGGGTTCAATACTATTATTTACAGATATGTCAAAATATGATAGTCTAAAAGAAGATTCGGATTTCTTTAAAAAACTCAAAGAAACCATAGCTACGCTTGAAACCAAAATTAAAGAAATTAAAGAAACAAATCAGTTTATAGTTCCGCGGAAAATAAGGCACCGTTATAAGATCGCATATAATATTAATATATTTTCGGTAATCAAAAAAATCAGTGGATTAAAAAAACATTATGTTACTTTTATTAGAGATCGGATCAATCAAATTAAAAACTACAAGATTGAACATAACAACTTAATTGACAATAATTTTTCACCAGATAGCCCAGAAGTTATTAAAATAAAACAACTTATAGACCAAGAAAAATACGAAAAAAATTATGGGTTTGAAAAATACCAATTATTAAAATCTTCCTTTGGTATCATTGATCAGCTACTTGCTGATGAAATGGAATTTGCGGAAAAGGCTCGTTCGCGTTGGTGCTGCTCATGGTGTTGCTGCTATTCTCGTTTACCACGTCCAGAAATGAAAAATACATTAACACATTTAATCACGGATCCATTCAGTTCACTAGATAATAGATATAAAGTTGTCAGAAGGAATCATTTAATTAAAATGTATCAGAAATACCATTCAGATGCATCGGGAAACATATTTCAATTTGCCCCTGTCATTCCGAAGAAAAAGGGTATTGCTCACCATGGTTGCTTCAAATTAAATTCAGAGGAAGAGGAACTAAAATCAATTATCGCTGAAATTGATAGTGGTCAAGAAGATGTATATGATAACTATCAGGACTACTCTTGCTGTTGCAAAACCAAATGCCTAATTATTACACTCATAATAACCGTCACGCTAGCCTGCGCAATTGGAACTATTGTAGCTATATTAACATAAACTTATCTTCTGCGACGCCTGGTACGTTTCCGGCGCCGCCGCCGCCTCCGTCTATTTCGCGTACGCCGCCTTTTGGTTCTCCTCCGTCTTCTTCTTCTTGAACCACTGCCGCGACCTTCCATTTTGCGAATGTCACTTTCTGTCTTCTCCTTCGCGTCTTTCAGGGCTCGCATGTCTGCATGCATACTAGCAACCACTCTAAAATCACCTTCTTTTTGTGCTGCATTTTGCTTGTTTTTAGTTATAACTATTCTCCTGTCTATAAAATGTAAAAATTCCTTTGCCGCACCTAATTCGGGGTTTCCCGGTGCATGCGATTCAATTCTAGAAGCTAAATCAATTAGTGGTGATCCCGACATCTCTATATTATAGAGCTATTTTTTAATACATAATTAGAATGCCTCTTCTATTGCCTTTTTCTGTTCATCCGTTAGCTCTTCCGGAAAATTTATAGCAAATTTAATTACCAGATCGCCCACAATAGGCGATGCTGGATGTCGCCGCTCGCGCTTCAATCCCATATACTTAACAACTTTAACGTATTTGTCTGTGATAACTTTCCCATCCTTATTATTAATTCTATAGGTCTTACCGGAGAGATGATTAATATCAAATGAGAATCCGATTAGAGCCTCTTTTAAACTAACCTTTTTTGTATATATGAGATTTAAACCATCCCTCAAGAAATCACTTTTATTTTCAATATGTATGCGAACTTTTATATCACCTTTGGCATTTCCCATTACATTACCCTTATTCTGAACGGTAATAATCTCATTCTGATCAATACCCATTGGTATATCAATATACACCCGCTCCACCTCTTTTCTTCTCTCATTTAATTCACTGACCGTCCTTTCTATTTCAATTGGAAGATTTATACCAGAATAAGCTTGAGTCAAAGTTATAGTGACCGTCTTATTAATAGGGTGAGGTTTTAATGGACGAGGCTCTTCCATGGGAAATCCTGACATTCCTGCCATTCCTGGCATTCCTGGCATGGGAAATGATTGTCCACCATGAAAAACCCGTACATTCGCTCCGCCAAAAGGTATCCCTCCGCCAAAAAACATTTTTAGAATATCGTCGGGAGATCCCATTCCTCCTCCCCCACCCATGGCAGCAAAAGGCGAATTCCTCGCCATATCATATTGGCGCCTCTTTTGGGGATCTTCTAAATGTTCATAAGCCTTTCCTATTTTTTGAAATTCCGATTTATTCCCTGTACTTTTATCTGGATGATGTTTGAATGCTAATTTCCTATAAGCTTTTTTAATTTCATCTTGACTCGCGTTTGAATTAACTCCCAGAGTTGCATAATGATCCTCCATCTGTATAAGTATTTATGCTTAAATTTAAATACTTATTAAACGAGTAAATTAACGGCGGCGACGGCGACGACGCGTATATGGACTTCTCTTTCTATACTGCCGATGTCCGCGAGCATTATATGCCTTATCACCTTTATGGGTAACGAAATCCTTTCTACCCTTTCTAGTACGAGACCGCTGTCCCTTTTTTGGATGCCTGCTGCGACTTTTACGCCCGCGATGCCTCCGAGTTCTTCTGCGCCCACCTCTCATTTTGTTTGCAAAGACCATTATACAATAATACAATATTTAAAAAACAAGCTACGTGAATCAAATTTACTTAAATACTAAATGTGATATTGACATAATGAACGAACCCTTTCTAAAAAAATACAGACCAAGAAGATATAGAGATTTTGTTATAGAACCTCAGTTAATTGAATTGCTAAATACGCTGATTGAGATGGACAATCCCAATTTGCTTCTCGTTGGAGATTCTAGTTCCGGAAAAAGTTCTCTCCTAGAAGCCACAATAAGGGAATATTATGATTTCGATCACATTCCAACAGATAATGTTTTATATATAAATAATCTACAGGAACAAGGGATATCTTATTACCGTACCGAGGTTAAAACATTTTGTCAGACCCCATCCTCTGTTTCAGGGCGAAAAAAGTTTATAGTTCTGGATGATATTGATATTATTAACGAACAAAGTCAACAAGTTTTCAGAAACTGTATAGATAAATACAGTCATAATGTTAATTTTATAGCCTCTTGCACCAACACGCAGAAAGTGGTAGAGAGTCTGCAGTCAAGATGCACTTTGATTAAAATCAAGTCCGTATCTGAGCATCTTCTACGGGAGATATTGGCAAAAATTAAAAGTCGTGAGAGTATCAATATTACAGAAAAGGCGCAAGATTTTATACTCAGTGTATGTAATAATTCTATAAGACTTTTAGTAAATTATATGGAAAAATTTAATTTGCTTGATGAAGAAATAACTTTAGAAAAGGCAAAGGAAATTTGTACCAATATAAGCTTTTATGATTTTGAAAAATATACAACTAAATGGCATCAAGAGAGAAATATCAAGGGGGCTATTAATATTATTAAATCTATTTTTGATAAGGGATATTCTGTAATGGATATTCTAGATAGCTACTTTAATTTTATAAAAATCACGCCCATTCTGAATGAATTTGAAAAATATCGTTGTATTAAGATTATATGTGCATATATATGCCGTTTCCACACACAGCACGAAGATGAAATAGAACTAATATTTTTAACACACGATTTACTTAACAATAAGTGAGTAATACTGCCGCAAATTTTATGATAGAATAATATAATGTCAAGTCAAATATTTAGAACGCCTTTTCCGAAAGAAAAGTTGGTCGCTTTTTTAGACCAAATAGTAGAAAAGAAAAATGATGCATATGTTTTTTCTAAAGCTGCATTTAAAACCGCACAGTATAAGGAATTAATTGAGGATTTTTGTAAAAGTATCGAACCGTATTATTTTGATTCCAAAAAATACTATGCTACGAGGACTATGTCTTATAAGAATCTGGTAACCATTATAAGACAAATATGTAAATATCATTTTATCCCTTTCACATCAAATATCAAGTATTATAAATCGGTCTACGAAATTTCATACACAATTATTATTTCTTCTGAGCAATAATTAACCATTTACTAGCAACTGTTGGCGATTCACGTAACTGGGACTGTGATAAGCGTAAAAACCACCCATATTTCGTACGTTTTAATAGTTGATTTTCAGGAAGATAAATAGCATATAACCTAGGATCAAAATCAACATATGTAGTACCAAGAAGTCTATCCAAGTTGACCACATTGCCCGCACTGTCTTCAACTCCAAACAAACATCCACTAACCTTTGACATCTTTCTTTCCGTCGTTAGTTGGTATAAAAATCTATTAATATCGCCACAGAAATCAATTTCAGCTGTATAATCTCTTGAGTTGAGAACTTCCAAGTATCCAACATATTCCTTCATTGCAGGGCATTCGCGCTTACAACCGAGTATCTTGTAATTGGGGAACATCTCAGTATACGACGACATCTCACTCTCTGGTAATGTTTCGCCAATCATACAACCGGTGCCTGCGATACCGCTGGAATATAGTGGCATTAGATCCTTTAATACGATCATAGAATTTGGTATAGTTAATCCACCAAATGTATATAATAATTTTGCCATTGCGAGAGCTCTTACGTGTTCCCGTAGTGGTGGCGCCAATTTACGAATGGAAATATTCCAGTTAGGTACCAACTTTTGGAATGTATTATCATCAATCAAGCATATATTGAATGAATCGCCACAATGTTTCACAATTGTCTCCAAACATGATAAAAGATAAGGTTGGTTTAGGTTAATATTATTGCGTGAATAGAAACTGCTCCAATTACGAGCATTTATCTCATGGGTTGCATGAATCCACAAGATTGGTTTCCCACCTAAATTATCTGAACCATTCAGAAGATATTTTTTAATTAGGTCGTATTTTGAGAGTTCCTCGTCTGGCTGATATTTGATCTTGTAACGTTCATATAAAACCCCAAGCACTGTTAATATTACGAATGTCGTTATATATCGGATCATTATATATATATAATCTGATTTATTTTATTATTCTAATTAATTTTTCAATCGTTGTAAATGTCCCCACCATTTCTCATTATTTTTGGCAATCTCTTCATCACGTTTTATAATAGAAAATATCCTTCTTGAATCACCTACCTTTCCTTGTTCTTCGCGCTGGCGCAGATACTCTCTACTTTGTTCCAAAGAAATTGGCGTTGTTGTCTGTTGCGCCCTATGGCGACGATATTCATCAACACTCTTGAATTGTTTACGTTTATCAAAATCATCCTTTGTTACAGGAACTACTGACTGTGTGTGTGCTTTCTTCAAATCTTCATATTTGAGTTTACTAAATACCTCCGAACTGTATTCTGTGGGAGCATCCCTATTGAGTGTATAGCCGCCGCCACCTCCACCCATCTCCATAACATCCCGTTGTACAACCAAAGCCTTGCAATTTTGCTTTTCTTTCTCAAATTCTCTCCCAAAATCATTTAATGATACCGATTTCTGCTCTTTGTCATGGTAATTATTATACCATTCTCCATACCCAGTATCATTATTTCCATCATAGGTTTTAGTTTTTTCAAACATAGTATTAAACCATTTATTAAAGTCTTTCACATTGGTTCCATCTAATTTTCTAAGCAATGTTGCCTTATCCTCGGTCATGTTATCTGGCTCATAATTAGCAGGTCTAGCACATTCTTTCTTTTTATTTCTGAAGTAATATATTTTTGATAAATAATAATACGCCTTCTTAAAAAACCTAAATATTTCAGGATCTAAGCCTGATTTATCAGGATGCGTTTTTAATGACATTCTATATGCTTGTTTAAGATCAGTTTCCGTAAATTGATAATCTAAATGAAATAACTTTAAAATATCTTCCAGACCATAATTCTGTATATCAAGATCTAAATTATTCATATACAGACTTCTCATTTTTTTTTAACTCATGCTCCGATTCGTTTCTTAACCTTTTCAAAAAATTTAAAGATTTCGCCACCATTAGCTCCTTTTACAACATCATATGGTTGTCCTTTAAAAAAACTAATCATGCACGGCACAGAGCGTATTCTATACTTTCTGGAAATAGTTGATGCTTTATCCACGTCAACATATACTACACTAACTCCCGTTGGCAGCTCATTTACTTTTTCTTCAAAAAACGGCTGAATTGTTTTACATGGACCACACCATGTAGCGTGCGCCTTCATTATTACTACAGGATTTTCACTCAAAAATTGTATAAATTTTGAATAATCCGAGATTTCAACTAATCGCCTCTCTTCCGCCATTTGTATATATATATTTTATACTTTTATATATATAATGAACTATATAGTTATTGCCTTACTGATAACTTTATTAATCTTATGTTTGTGTTATTTATGCTATCCTACAAATAAAGAAGGAATGAGCGGCGAAACGTCATCTACTAAAAAAAACTTTAAAACTTTAGCTCTATATCATGGTGGTTGTGCAGGATGTCGTTATTTTACCGTTGATCAATGGAAAAAATACTGCGCCGCCTACTGGTCCTTCGTGCGATATGCTGGTATTAATAAAGCAATGTTCAACTTAACCGATGCAGGTGCCAAAGACGACGGGACTGGATTAAGGCATGGCGATAATATTCTAAAATATTGGATCGGATCTATGCCTAGCGATCTTAAGGGTAGTGTTAAAATCGGTTTTACTGCTTACCCTTCGGCTAAATCTCCGTGGACCTGGGACTGTTCATTAGATGGTCAGATGCCCGGCGATTGTCAACCCAGTTGGGACTATACCAAAAAGAAGAGTGACGACAAATGTTGCCCGTCATATGCAGCTGGTGGAGCTGGGGGACATACTTTAATCGGAACCAAGCAAGAAGGTTGCCCCAATAATTGGGAGCAAATAATGAATTATATAGCATATGTTAATTCGCAAGCTACACCAAAAATATCGTTTATGGTTGTAGATGGCGAGGGCGAAGGTGGTTACACTATCGATAAAGCCGGATTTTGCCCTATAATTAGCGCGATAGCGCATGCTAAAAAGATAGGAGATGTACCATCCGATTTTACTATTGGCGTTGCACACGGAAAGGGCAACTTCTGCTCGGGTGGTAAATATAAATCGGATAAATACAAGAGCAGTTGTCAGGCTATCGGTACTGATACAGCATACCCAGAAATTTATTGGTATGGCGAATTAACCGATTGCGCACAAGCAATTAAAACTATGGGATCTCCGGCTGGATACAATAGTGAAGCCTGTACCAGCACCGTTTATCAAAAATTTAAGGATAAACCGCAAGCATTATTAGACGCTATAACAGATTCCTCCACCCCTGTAGGTAAATTTTTGGGTGGCGCAATTGCTGAAGGTATTGATGGGGAATACCACGGACTACCGTTGAATGTATATAAGTATCCGGAAACATACCCAATGTTTTCCACTGAAAATATTAACGCACAAGAGGGAACCAAATGCGCAACTGGTTTGAATCCGCAGGGCGGGAAAAAACAGTGCTGTATTGCCAATTATTTCTATGGCGAAGCCAATTCTTGCGGTTCTTTCAATGGTTTCGGAAATTGGGAATTTGATAAATTCATGGAATTCATGAATCTTTGGTCTAAGAAATTCGGGTCACAAAGCATCGCTATTTATGAGTGGGCATTTATTCCTACTGCATGGATACCCGGTTTTGATAAAATAATGGGTGCTTCCTCTTTACCTAGTGGACCTGATCCTAAAGGAGGTACGGCAAAAGGGGGTACATCCGGCGGTGCCAGTCCCAGTGGAACTCACAGTGGTGGAGCCAGCCCAAGTGGAGCGCACGGTGGAGCCAGCCCAAGTGGAACTCACAGTGGCGGAGCCAGCCCAAGTGGAGCGCACGGTGGAGCCAGTCCAAGTGGAACTCACAGTGGCGGAGCCAGCCCAAGTGGAGCGCATGGCGGAGCCAGCCCAAGTGGAACTCACAGTGGCGGAGGCAGCCCAAGTGGAGCGCACGGTGGAGCCAGCCCAAGTGGAGCGCACGGTGGAGCTAGTCCTCATCCACCACCAGGATCCTTAATTCCCTCAGGACAACCCGGTGCTAACCCAGCGCCAGGTCACTCAGATTATCCAAGCGGTGGATCAAGTGGCGGATCAAGCGGCGGTACAAGTCCTCCCGGTTCATCGGGTGTAGATGCTCAAGGACGCGGTACATTATTTTTATACCCAGAAAGCGGAGGATTCCAGGTGCCCGATTTTGGCGGATTCCCTGATCCCGAAACTGTTAAAAAGAATTTTCATACTATCGCCGTGGTAGCAAATCACGCAGGTGACTTCGTATCGCAATGGAATGATCCCCATGTCCTGGAATTAAAGAAAAATACCGGATTACCTGTTAATAAATGGCTGGCATATTATTTTGGCACAGATAGTAGCTGGGCATGTATGTGTAATTGGAAAGGATGTGGTTCGGGGAGTATGGGAGGGCAACCTAAAGATTGTATAAAATGCGGTCAAGCTGTGTTGACTGAGGTAACAAAAGATATTCAGCAACATCAAATTAGTGGCATACTGTTTGATGATGAAGTGGGTAACCCAACATGCATCGTTCAGGCTTTCGAACAAGCGAAGGTTAACTTTCCTTCGCTCCAATTAGGGTGGACTAAAGCATTAGGTAGCGCTAAAATGAGTAGTCCGGACAATTTGGGTAAAGATGACTGGGATATTTGTTTAGGACAGGCATATACCGACTCAACCAATGATTTTTATAACGGTAGCTGCGAGTTCGCTTCAACATTCTGGGGCAGCGTTGCATCTGCATATGATAGTAGTGTTACTGCTACTAGAGGTGTACCCATGGTATGTGGCGCTGGAAATTGTATTGGAGAAAAGGATAAAGGTGGACAAGTACACTGTACAGATGAAAGAATGTCGGGCGCCAAAATTAGTGCATTATTAAATGCCAGACCGCCGCCTGCCCATTTTAAATGGAGAAATTTTGCAATTTGGTACGGAACATACGCCGGTACCGGATTCTTCGGTTGCGCAAATAGTGATATAGCCTGCAAAACAGCATGTTGTAAGGGCTGGCGACAATAGTTAATTCGTGATTGCTATCAACTCTGTCAAATCAATGGAAGGTAAATCAACATGCGATTCCCAAAAATATTTGCAAAATGCCCATATAATTTTACAGTCATCAGGATAATTATCAGAATATTCAGATAATAATTTTGTTTTAATATTCGTCGGAAGAAGTGACAAACTATGCCTTGGTAAAACATACGCCAATTGAGTAAAAGGTTTAATAGGTTTGTTAACATTTTCTTCAATCATTACCGTTTCCCAATGCGGAATATACATGAGTAAATCTTTTAACAGCGGAGGATAATGATATTTATAATGCCAATTCCAATCACAACAACCTTCAGTATAGTACCTCATAACCCATTCTAAACCCTCCATATAGTTATTGCATATCTCCTTGATAAATAATTTATTAGGATCGCTATCAAATAGTTCATTATAATATCTTGTTTGCCAGTATTTTGAATACGGATCAATAAAATATTCCGATGCTCGGGATTTGGTTGGAATATTATCTAATTTTTTTAGTTTCTCTTCGATAGTACCGGATTTATAGCTACGTTTTTCCCACCTACTCCGTAGCTTATATTCTTGTTTAAGATTTGATTCTTCATTATCGGCAAGCCATGTTATCATTCTCCTCAAATTCCCCCAACAGATGGTTTTACCGTCCGTTAAGTTCAAGCCCGCTGAGTATACGGTATTTTTGTACGCAGATAGTAGAATGCTGATACCTCCTGTACGAATATTCATTGACGGAAAATGGGGCATAAAATCATTCCCCAAAAAGAAGGTTATCAAGATATAATCATATAGAGTGCAATACTTCTTCTTTTCATCAATACTATTTGTAAATCCGCACATTTCTTCTATAATCCTCTCTCCTAATTCTGGAATATCAAGGAAATAGTCTGCATTTGGCTCCAAGTCTGCATTGATTGATTTAATAAATTCCGGAGTTTCCCTATACAAAAATATTTTTTTACAAAGCTTCAGATGATGCAAGCATAGCATAATTAAATCAGCGTCTAACCCATAAATAACTGTTGTAGTTTTTGCGTGATAATCTCTTTGTTGACGTATATAATCAAAAATTTTATGTTCACCCTCGCCCGGATCATTGGTTGTAGAAATAATAACCTTTGTATTGTTTTTAAATTTATTGGTAAGGTAATGACCCAACTTGTCCATAAATTTTGTGCCAGGTGTAATCGCGGTTTTATCCCATGTCTGATGGTAATCGGGATCAATTCTTTGCCGAATGTGATTCAACAGATATGACTTATAGCGCCGAGTACGCTGTTGCTCTAATTTAGCAACGGGGGCAACGCCATCAAAAGCAATTAAGATATGTCCTTTGGGTTTAACTATTTTGATATACTCGCGCAATTTCTTTTCAACGCCACATACCAATTTATCTTCGAATTCTTTATCATCGCCAGTATACTCGTGTGCTATCTGGCGCAAACAATCATATATTATGGAATTGCTATCCAGATAAAGATTATCAATATCACCAAGTTTAATTAGTTTCTTGATGATATCCGGATGATTCTTGATTATATATGAGAAGTAACTAGGTATACCCATTTACAGTTACAGTCATATTATTTTTATATCCATTGTTTAATTTATATAAATCTATAAGAATCGTTATTTCATTTTAATAAGAAATAAATTAACAATAAAAATCGTCATGTAGAATATATGTCGTTGGTGAAAAATGAGAAGATTAAGGAGAAACCTATTAATAATTTAGAGAAATCACATACATTAAGCTTCTGTAGAAGGAAGGTTGAAATTTTTATGAAGATGATTACAGATACTATCCTTGCTGTACAGAGATACAAATCAATGGATATAATTACAGCTAGTGATATGAATATCTGTATCCAAAATTTAGAGATGCTCTATAAACAATTGAAATCCGTAGAAATACTATTGGAAAAAAAACAGGAAAATAACAATTTTGAGGAAATAATCACTGTTTTACAAAAAATTAATAATGAATTGTCCGCACTATTTCGTACAACAGGTACACAGTATATTTGTGATATAATAATGGTAGCGATGGGGAATGATTTTTTAAGAGATCTATTAGGCTCTGACTCTGAAGGAATATTTGAGGTTATCAAAGCATATACTCACCCTATTAGTTACATTGTTCTACCATGGCGTGGAGATGATCAAAAGAAAAAGGCAAAACAAATTGCCAAAAACAGGATTGTTGAAGATTTTACAATCGTCGAAACCTCTAACAACTTTGACTGTTTTGATTTAGCTCGCACAAGTAAGGAGTTCAATAAAAAGGTTTACGGGATTAAAGTTGCCATTCATAACCCAGTAGAAAAAAAGACGCTTATCATATCGGGGATTGTAGATGACGTATTGATTGATTGTACGAATCATATTTTTATTAAGAAAAAATTACATTCATTGAGAGACAATAGACCCAATGAAGCTGATTTTCTAAGCTCGGAATTTGACCGGTTTTGCGATATTTTAACCATTAAAGAACTTTTAATTTATAGAAATGGTGAACTTTATCAGCGATTCTCGGGTTATATTAATCAAACGCATCTTATTAAACAAAAGCCAATCTCTCAAAATGTAAAAGAATTCATAGGATCAGGACTGTTTGGACAACGCAGGACACTAATACAGTTATTATTAAAACATAATGATCCTGAATTCCAATATCTAGCATATTTGTTGTACGATTTGCTATCAAATGATTCAAACGGTAATATTGATACTGTTGAACAGACCGTTTTGTTTGATAGTCTTCCTTGGAACATTAAAAAATATTTCCGGGATGCTATGAAAACCACAATAAATTACACTAGAACACTTGCAAATTTTGATAATAATAAAATTCCTATTGAACAACAGATTTGCTTATTGAAAGCCAATGATAATATTAAGGAAAAAGCTATGCTCAAACTCAAAGAGGTAAAGGCAAAATCAGAAGACTCTGGCTCCAAGGCGAGACAATATCTCGAAGGTTTGTTAAAAATCCCCTTTGGGATCTACAGAAAAGAGTCCATACTTTGTGTTATGGATGAAGTAAAGGAAAATTTTAAAGCGGTATTGAAGGAAATTAGAGATAGTGATATTAAAATAAAACTGCCACCA